CGTGCAAAGAAATCCAACGGCAAATACAAGTATTATTGGCTCTACCGTGTGAAGTTCGGTATCCCCGCCACCAACCTTGCTACCAAGGGTGACAGCATTACATTCTCTACGCCTACCATCGAGGGTACGATTCTTCGCCGTAACAAGGTGGACGGCAAGGGCAAGCATCCCTGGAAGGCAGAGGTCACGGAGGGTGATGTTGCCGTGACTTCGGAAATCATCACAAACTGGTATACGGAAGTGTATGAACCTTCCTATGCTACGGAAACGGCTGAGTAAGGGGGATATGACACATGGATAAAGAACGCTCTGCAATTATCAATATCGGTGGTGACGAGTATATGCTGCTCCTCACTACCAAGGCTACCAAGGAAATCGCAGGACGCTACGGTGGTCTGGAGAACCTTGGCGACAAGCTGATGAAATCCGAGAACTTCGAAATGGCAATCGGTGAAATCGTGTGGCTGATTACGCTTCTGGCAAACCAGTCCATCCTTGTCCACAATCTGAAAAATAAGGATGACAAGAAAGAAGTCCTTACCGAGGAGATGGTGGAACTTCTGACCACGCCTTTGGATTTGGCAGATTACAAAGCTGCCATTACGGAGGCTCTGTATAAGGGCACCAAGCGTAACATCCAAAGTGAGGACAACTCAAAAAACGCAGCGGTCGAGTAAGTGACGAGGAGTTATTTACTCGACTTTTATATTACGGCATAAGTCAGCTTCACCTGTCAATGGATGAGGTATGGCTGATGCCGTTTGGCTTATTGCTCGACCTGTGGGAATGCCACAAGCAGTACACGGGTGCAGCAAAACCGAAACGAGAATATTTCATTGACGATATCATTCCGGACGGAATTTAAGGAGGTGGTTTGATGGCGGATGATTTCGGTCTGAAGATTGGCCTTGAGGGCGAAAAAGAATTTAAGAAAGCGTTGTCCGAAATCAACCAGTCCTTTAAGGTTCTGGGGTCGGAAATGAAGGTTGTTACTTCTCAGTTCGACAAAAACGATAATTCCGTGCAGGCACTGACCGCAAGAAATCAGGTTCTGAATAAGGAAATCGAAGCACAGAAACAGAAAATCGAAACCCTTCGTTCTGCCCTTGCCAATGCCTCCGAGTCCTTCGGAGAAAATGACCGCAGGACACAGCAGTGGCAGATTCAGCTTAATAATGCTACGGCGGCGCTCAACGATATGGAGCGTGAACTCGACCGTAACAATGCGGCGCTTGATGATGTCGAGCGTGAAATGGATGATGTTGCTGACAGTGCCGACGATATGAGCGAGGAACTGGACGATGCCGGAGATTCCGCTGAAAAGAACAAAGGCAAATTTGAAAGCCTTGGTTCTGTCCTAAAAGGTGTCGGTGTGGCAATGGGAGCGGTGGTT